TGATAGTCCCCACTAAATATGACTCGGCAATTTTCCCCTACACGTGTGATAACTGAGTCTAATTCGTGGAAGTTCAAGTTTTGCATCTCATCCACGATAATGATAGAGTTATCGATCGTTAGTCCCCGTATGAACGATGTTGTAGTAAACTCTATCTGATGACTATTTATTAGTTTATTATATGCTGCATTATCATTAAAAAGCTCATGGCAAATAGCTTTATAAGGTGTCTCAAACACCTCTTTCTTTTCTTCTACTGTGCCAGGTAAATATCCCATATCTCGGGTTGGTACTACCGACCTGACAATAATACACTTATTATAAGGCGTCTCTCGCTCGAGAACCGATTCCAATGCCAAGTATAACGCAACAAAAGTCTTACCAGTTCCAGCCGAACCAGCAAGTACCAAATTGTCTCCGTCATCCCATGCATCAAACGCTTTTTGTTGGTTATCAGTCTCTGGTACACATTCATATAATTCATCATGTTTTACGGTTGCCTTACTCATGTCTTAATAGTATTTCCTCTACCAGATCCCTTTTTGATTCTGCCTAACAAATCACGCCAGTTGCTACCAGCTTTTGACATGTTACTCCTACCGTCTGACGACGAGAATTTTGGAGGAACCAACACACGTACTAGGTTATGCTCTTCTAATATATGCTTCAGTTCCTCGTACGAACAATTGATATCCCAGCTTTCTCCGTCTGGATCATCGATTTTTTGCACTGTATAGATCGGCACGGATATCCTCCTTTAATTCAACGATACGTTCAGTTAAAACGCTTATCGCTGTATGTATATGACCAGTATCGTGAGGTTCTAAACGATCTTGTAATACACGAACCTCACATTCTAATACTGATAGATAATCTAACTGATCGACAGTTACGCTATTGATTTGAACCATGGTGGTTTACTACGTCCTCTTTCCCACAGCATTGGCATACGATGCTGCTTAGTTTGATAGAAAGCACGATAAGACTTGATTGGATCTTGGAACATACACTCGGGATTTGACTTCATAGCAAGCTTGAATGGTGTCATTGGTCCATCTGGTATATTACGTGGCGTAGATTGTAACGGCCACAAAACCTCACGTTGTGTCTTATGTGTCTTGTACGGTTCTTTTTCCGTACTGAATCTATATGTATACTCGTCAGCAAGGGCTTTCATATGCTCCCAATGCCAGCGATAATTAGCACTCGACTCCATGGTCCAAACAGTACAAGGATGACCAACATGCACAGCTTTGTAATACAACAATTCTGCTTCAAGATCATCGGCACCTTCGTACAGACACCAATACTTTTGCATGGTTTTACCAGACTTCGACGGCTTTTTCATAAGCTTACCGTCAAGTACACGATGTGCAGTAGACAACATTTGTGCTGATTCTACCAACATCTTAGGCACGTGTTTATCGCATTGCATTTGAGCTGCAATGACAGGATCGTCGTGCAAAACAAATATATTCATGGATCTACCTCCGCTCTAGCTGAATACTATAGTATTATACCAAAGCCGGAGCGGTTTGTAAACCCCTTATTTATTTTATTTAGGTGGGATTTTGAAGTTGGTTCCCGTACAGAGACTCCATCGTTTTAAGAAGATAGTTTCGTTTCTCTTTTATCTTATCAGCTCTTTGTGTATGACCCTTCTTTTCTAAGCGCTTAGCGTAGATATCTAATTCTTCTGAATCTTTTTTTAATCTTTCGATTTGAGCTAGAACCATTAAGTTGGACTCCAAAGTAAAACGAGAGCATGCGAAAAAATCCGCTGCTCTCGTGGGTTAGGGTTGGTAAAGGGATATTAGTCAGGCAGCAGACCAGGGAATGCCTCCTTGACTAAGTCTTTTGTGATACCCTTGATCTTTTCACGATTAACCATATCAACTACGATACGGGCATCAGATGGATGAATGCCTTCGAGGATCTCTACGTACAAACGCTCACGCTTAAACTTAGGCATATCTTTCGAATGAACAGTGTTAGCGATATACTTAAACTTGAGATGCTCTCGAAGCAAATTTGCTGGATGATTATATACTTCTGCGGGTGTATAAGGCGGATTACCTAAGGGTACGCGCCATTGAACACGCTCATCAAAATAACCGCGTAAGACATCACGTAATGCCATATGATCATTTTGTCTTAAGATTTTTAATTTTTCGGCTTTTTTACGAGTGGCGCCGACTTCAGTAAAAACTTCATGTATTGCTTTAGCCATTAGTCTACAAATTCCTGTACTGATTCAATCAACATTTTCATGTTTTTATTTATAAGATATGGAAACACCATACCTTTCTTATTCCACTGATCTTGCGAATTAAATTCCTTAATGATTTCATTTTTGATATCTTGTGGTGTTTCGCTAAGATCAATCATCTTTTTGTTACGACAGTAATTACGATACCAGTTTGCAGCATAGAGTAATTCACCATCATCCAAGTCTTCGATCAACGCTGTCATCTTCTTCGAAGAAAGAGGAGTCTGACGTTGACCAGTAATAAAGACGTCATCAGCTGATAGCACATTTGGTACACCGTCTGATGCATCACCACGCATTACATGCTCAAGTAAGAATGCACGTGGATTTTTCTCTACTATATATTTCTTTTGTACAGGAGAGAATTGCTTAACGTTATCGTACTTCTGCAACTGTGCAAAGTCTTTATCGCCTGATACGATCATGATCTCTTCGTACTGACCAAACTCTTGACTGTTCTCGACAAGTGTAGCAATGACATCGTCAGCTTCGCAGCCATCGATATGTAATACCTTATACGGGAAGTTTTCTTTGATCTCTTCGCGTACATTATTCATGATCGTAAATGCTGCATTCCAATCGAAGTCAGACTCATCACGTGTCTTACGACGATTTGCTTTGTATTCAGGATATACCGACTTGCGCCAATTATTTGGTCCATCACAAGCGAGTACAAGTTCACCGTACTCTGACTTGAACTTCTGACGATACATACGAAGGGTATTCAATATCATATGACGAATCATACCTTCTTCGTTTAGTTTTTGCACAGCGATGTTTGCTACTGCGATTGCACTAAAGTCAACTAAAATCATACTGTAATGTCTCCACGTTTGATTGCATCATTGATTATCTTTGATGATTGATTATGCATGATCTTTAACCATACATCTTTACCGAACTGCTCGAGCACTGCATCCATAACGATCTCACGAAATCTCGGTGCAATGTTATCTTCGATGTTGTCCCAATATTTAGCATCTTGACGAATGTTATAACGATATACTTCTGAATGTGTATGGATAGGCACTTCCATGCCCATAGTATACTTCCACTGATCACGACGATTGCCAAGACCATTATTGAACAGATCGTATACAACATTCAATGCTCTACGAAAACGGTCGAGCTTCTTGTTCTTTGAGTTAGGGAATTCGCAACGACCTTGAAATGGTACACGCTCGTGTAAAGCGTCAATTACGGTTTCGAGATCTCCACAAGTACGTTCCATCCACATGATATTAGCTCCTTATCAATTTATCTAGGTATATTCTACCATAAATTAGGAGCAATGTAAACAAAAAAACGCACTTATTTTAATTTTTTTTTCTTATATGTCTGGCGTGGATCTTACAACCTATGAACTCATTGTACCACTCATCGGAAAGAAGGACGTCATTATCGAACTGAGCTTTTGCCTCGTAGTAAGACATCTCTCCTTTTGTTCGACAGAGTCGTAATATGACTCTCTCATAATTGTCCTCACCCTTTGACTCTTTAAGTACTTGTAATGCTGTATTTGACCCGTAATAGGTACGCCAATCAGACTCGACTCTTGTTCGAACCCTTCGTTTTCTCTTAGAGTTTTTAGGTAGTATTTTAGGGCGCCAGAAGTTCTTTTTACCGAGATATTTCTTCCCTGTATCCAGTTCTGTGATGACATAGACGAAGCCTTGATAGTCCTCGGGTGTGTCATTAAATTCTTTTCCATCGTATATCCACATACACCTATTTATTAGCGTCGTAATAATACTCTTCTGTGTCACCGAGTCGATACTTATTTCCAACTTCAACTTGATAGTAATCAGTCGATACCTTAAAGTCAGGCATCATTGGTTCTTCGGGCGTGAGTGAATTATCGTATACTCTCATACGATTATTTGGATATAAAGCAAACTGTCCATTTTCAAGTTCAATCAGATTAAAGGACTTATGTTCTTCTGGTACTTCAGATGTTGAATAGTCTACTTCGTCGGTCTGAGCATGATAGTTGTCGAGAGTACAGATATACGTACCATAATGGTTGCCTTGATCTCTCGTGCGAATCTCAAAGTCCATTGAACCGATGAACTGTTTGTAGATACTCGTTACACCATAGTCCATACAGTTCCAAAACTGTAAGTTAGGCAATGTTAAGTCTGGATCAGGAGTCTTTGGTTCTGCTACAAATGCGCTGATAGGTAACTTATCATATAATGCGCCGTAGTGTGGTAAGAATGTTTCAAAGTAGAATGCTCTACCTGGAATTGATTTAGCTGTTACCCAATGTCCTTCAACGAACTCTCCATGACCTTCTTTGTGGTCCATCAAGTATTCTTTTCGAACATAAACTTTATAATTCGGTAAATTCGTCAGTAGCGTCGACATATTCTAATTCCTCTACTTCAGCCCTGCGGCCACAACACGAACAGAAAGCTGGTTCTGCACCATTTTCGAGGAGCACGATACTCACTGTTTCGCACTCCTCGCACTCGATACGATACTCTTTATTCAATCTATCCCCCTAGAAATCAATCTCGCATGCACCTCCTGCACAAGCAGCTGCTGCGATGGTATCTACCTCTGTATATTTTTGTTCAGTTAGGTCTGTCTTCCAATCGACTGATTTCAGGTTCTGTTGAATCTTATTCCATTTATGTAGGAGATATGCATCTTTCAGGCAGTGTTCAGCCTTCTTAATATCTCCTTTGAAATAGTTGTTAGCGAAGTTCTCAAAGCGGCGAATCCAATCTTTGCGTGCACTGTTCTCGGCAGACTCGAGACTTACATCAAGTCCAAAGCCTTGTGCGGTTGAACATGCATCCCATAGATTTGGAAATACTTTGATTGCATCTACTACCAAGCCTGAAGCAAAGATAGCCGCAGTACCATATTGCTTGACCATCTCTTTTTCTGTGATGACTGCAGTGTTTGGTGCTTGGTTGTAGTCCTTATCTCCTGTTGGTGACAAGAACGAGATGCCTGAGAAAGAGTAACGATTCTTAAACACGTACTTTTCAACTTCATCCCAATCGTCTACGATGATTGTGTTTGATACGTTGTGACGAATACCTTTATCTGCACAAAGATCTTCGTTAGTACCAGCAACCACCCAATGTTTTTGTGCTTTCGCGACTAACTCGAGGTGCTTTACACCATAGAGATCGTCTTTATACATTGAACCTTTTTTCGGTACGATAGGGAAAGAAACAACTACATCGCTGCCTGTTGCAGACCATACTGACTCTTCAACCATATATGGATTTGACTTCATGATAGCCTGAGTAATTTCAGATTCTTTATTCATTTGCACGTTTCTGATATACATGCTTGAGTGTTCCGCGTGGATTCCAGAAGCGGTTTGTAAAAGAACTGATGCATTACCGCTTGGCTTAACACAAGTAGTGCGAGCAGCAGCGTTAATACCAATAATGGATGCCATTTCTTTGTTAACTTGTTTGACAATCTTTGCTCCTTTTTCGAGGACCTTTTCGTCGAACAAAACCTTTGGATTATTCATCCAACCAGTGATTGAAACACCAAGTAGTGCTTCTCTGTCAAAGATCTTCTTCGATACAGGACTCAAGAACTTGAAGTCTGTGTATCCAGCTTGTAGTGTGCCCAAGATAGCAGCAGCACGACACGCTGTGTAAAAGTCCTCTTCTGTGTGACACATACCACCGTTAATCTCTGTCAGGTTACAACCTTGCCAACCTGATTCTCCGTCCATTTGAGGGAACATGCCGATCTCGACACAGGGATTTGTTGTATGTTCTTTTGAGGTAGTGAAGTAAAAGCCTGGTTCACCGAATGATTTAACAGATTCCATGATCTTGCCAAACATTTCAGGTGTAGCTTCATCACGAACGATGACTGCAGAGTTGTTTGAACGACCACGTTGTGGATTGTCCATAAACCAGTTTCCTGTCTTTGCAGTCATCATCTCTTCGTCTTCTGGAGAGAAGAGACAAATAGTAGCAGAACGACGTACACCACCAGAGAGTACCGCGTCTGCAGCATGCATACAAATGTCATAGACTATGATCGGACGTAATGTAACTGGACCACCGTCCATGACCATGCCTTGTAGCATATGTTCAATCTTATCGAGAGAACGACGCAGACCTTCTGGACCTGGAGCTTTGAATCCACCAGAGATCTTTGCACCTTTCGGTCTGATCTGTGATAGATCAAAGAATACACGACGACCTTCGTAGTCTGGATGTTTACCGCCACCCACAAAATACGAAGACATCAGTACGTCAAGTGCAGATGCCCAACCTTCGATCGAGTCTTCTACGATATAACCTTTTGCTTGTTTGGTGCGCTGCTGAATTTCAGGCAGCTTTGCAACGTGATGCTCTTGTACAGAGAAACCTGCACCAGCACCACACAAGAGAATATAGAAGAACTCACCAAAAAACTCAGGACGATCCGCATAAGAAGAGGTACAATTATACATGCGCATCTGGTGTTTGAGCAGCTGCTCTCCACCAAACTGCAGTGCTCGCTGAGCGCCTAGAACACGTTGTTCTTTATACGATTGGCGAGCTTCGTCTAAGTATACTTGCAGTTTGTTTCCTTGAGATTTGTAGTTCTCTTCGTGCATAGAGATAACGCGATCTACTGCCTCATCCCATGTTTCGTAATTACCTGTATCTTCGTTAAAACGAGAATAGCCGTCATAGAACTTTGTCTCGGACAAAAACTCTCTCGTGTCTACAAACTGTGTTTGCATACCTTGTACCTCATGTCTTGATTTTTTCTAGATGTAGTATTATATATCAATTGGCTGTTTTTGTAAACAGCCTTGGGAGAGTTTTTATGAAAAATATTTCTTAATCATTTCTAATTGATCATCATATTTTGCGATCTGCTCAAGCTCTGTTTCAATGGCTTCCATGATATCTGGGTGTTCACCAACACCAACAGGATTACGTAGATAAACCTCAACGTTTGCGATGTGCTTGTCGATGTGGCCACCCGCGTGCCTCATCGCTGATGCGATTAGTAGTTCTCTCAACTCGTTCTTTCGTTCCATTATCTTTTCCTAACATGTCAAAGGCCCAAGTAATCTCACGACATTGCCAACATCTTCCGCAATGTCCTACTGTATACTCAAGGCAGGATTGTGTTTCGCTAATATCTATATCTTCTGTATGAGCTAAGTCGATGATATGATACTTGTAAAGGTGTAAAAAGGGTGCATGAATATTTGGGAATGGTATATGAAATGGTCTGTACGGTCGACCATCAATATCAAACTGAGGGAAGTGTTCGATAGGTGGCTGAACGTTGAGACCTAAATATATGTCTTTTCCCTTGATATTCTGTATGGCTTTGACCATCATTTCTGGTGGATTTGATGGATCTACCTTAATGGTCTTTGGATAATGACCAATCAAGCTTGCCACATGTGTTGGCTCATCAAAGCCATCACCTCTATACGCAGTATAAACATCTACGTCAGAATATCTCGAAAGTAAATGATAAAGAACCAGACTGTCGATACCGCCTGACATTAACAAAGCGACTTCGGATTTAGGGTTGATGTTAACTACCCGTGTATCCCATGTCGGACCACAAAAATATTGATACATTATTTCTTTCGCATCTTATCAATTGCTCTACTACCGAACCAGAATGAAATGATAGCAGCGAAGATAGCTTTCGTATCTTCGTCCCATAATAATTGAATCGCTTCTGAAAACTCTGTGCCTTTTTCGAGGGCTTCCATTAGAAGCGTGATCTCGATGGTCGCAAAGAGTCCAAAGAAAGCGTATGTGATTACTGGTCTTACTGACTTCTGTAAGCCAGAAATAAATCCTGTTCCTTGATTGATGCTGATGTCATGCTGAATCAAACGATCATGTTCTTTGTCATGACCCATCGTTTCATACATCTTTAAGTCGTGATCATAGCCTTGAGATCTTAGCTCAGCCATGACCTTCATCTTCTCAATCTCGTGTTTACGATCTGCCTTGTCTTTGAACGCATCAGTGATTGCTGGTACGGTCGAAGACGCAAATCCTAATAATGAACCTAATATTGAAAGCATTATATACTCCTAAAATGATGGTGTTGGTCGATTGGTTAAAGTTTCTGCATTCAAAACTCTGAGTGACTGATCAGAATTATCATCATCTCTTCTGCCACAATGAGGTCTAATCGATAAAGGAGCTTGTGTCCAGGTATGACTTTGCATTGGACCTGACCAAGTTGCACCAGAGTTAGTGGAAACCCAATACTCTGCAGACCTATCACCGTTATAATACAATAACATATCTAAGTTAGCAGTAGCTCCTAAATTTGCGAATCCAGCTTCTTGATCATTTGTGCCATTATTTTCGTTATTTACTGAACCATTATCTGATCTAAAAAACATTTGGGCATCATAGACGCCGTCAAGAGCAGTGCTACCATTTGCATCTTCGTAAAAGTACCATCCTGCTGAGGCTCGTGTGCTAAATGTTGTTCCCATACTAGCGAGTCTAATATAACTCCACATTTCAGAACCTGAGTTATAACCACTTAATGATAATAAATTAGCAAGTTTGAAAGCTGACCATCTTGGTCCGCTTGTAATTGTCCAAGTTGCGTTACCTGAATTATAAGAAACAACCGCACTTGATTCGTTTGTTCTACCAGCTTCGAGAGCTGCTTTATCTGTACCTGTTATAAAGTATGTAGTTACAAAATTGTAAGCTATAGTAACAGCCTTTGAAACAAAGTTGATTCCATCAGACCACTTAAATGTGTAAGTAAAGTCATTAGCCGCTGAATCCGTAAGATCACCCGCAGTAACACTAGCTCCAATACTATCTTGTGACTTAGGTGTAAATGTGAAGACTGATGAGTCTCGTGTAATATCAACTAAGAACTCGGCTGAATCTGATGCAAAACTTTGATTCGTGATGATAGTATCGGGGTTATCTGAATCAGCAGCTTTTGCAGTGATTATAAGTGCAGTTGCTGAGTCTGTTATTTCGTATTCATCATCAGGCTCAGTTGCCCAATACGGTGCAGCGTTAGTAGTTGCTAGATTATACCATCCGTTACCGTTTGAAATATATAGTTTATTATTTCCTGATACCCAAGCCTGGTCACCTGCCGCTAAATCAGAGATCGGTAAAGAATCAAGTGTTTCATAGACACGCAATGGAGTTTCACGCACGATACTTTCTGTGGCAGCAGAATCGATACCTCCTGCTTCACCTTCAAATAACAACCTTGTGTTATTTGGGTTATTTTGTTCTGTCTTAGACAGTATTTTTGCGATGTCTCTAATCTTTGGCATGTCTTTATTTATACCTTATCATGATACTCTAGCTATTAGTTCATCATGTATAGATGTAATTTCTGCAGTAGTCAATTGTCTATTTCCCATGGCGGCTACACCATAATACCCTAATCCTTGACTTGGCCAACCCATTCGATAAGTTGTTCGTGAACTAGTATTCGCTCCAAGACCAAACGAAACTGTACCACTACTTACTCCATTCAAATAGAGTGTAGAACTACTATTAGAAGCTGAGTTAATTATTACAGTACACCAGTCATCTACTGGAGCATTAGTTCCAAATCCGTAGAAGCCGCTGCCACCATTATCGTACATACCAATCTGTTCGCCTGTATTTTGTAGAAGCATCGCATGGTCTTCGTTATTTCGGAAGCCTGTACCCCAACTTCCACGACTTGACACATTGTATATCAAATATATTTGAGACATTGGTGAATTTTGTGTTTGACCAGTGGCAACTTGAAAATATTGAGAACGATGATCAAAGCAATCTACACCATCAACAGTAGTATCTGCTGCACCGCTATATCTTGTCCATGTACCTGTGTAAGTACCAAGATCATTTATAGTACCGTTAGCTAAACCATCTGTGCACTCTGATTTACTAGCATCGAGGTAATGTAGTAATACGTTAGCATTAACTAATGCATCTAAAGCACTACCAAAGTTATAAGTTATCGTAACAGCTTTAGTAACGAAATTGATTCCATCAGACCATTTGAAATTATAGTTGAAACTATTATTGTTTGAGTCAGCTAGATTGCCGTTTGTGACTTCTTCTCCTACGCTATCTGCACTTTTCGGTGTAAATGTATACACAGAAGAATCACGAGTTATGTCAACTAAATATTGTGCTGAATCATCTACAGTACTTTGATGTAGTAGATTGACGTCACTGCCATCTGAGTCTCTAGCTTTTGCTGTTATTATTAGTGGTGTTTCAGAGTCTACGATAGTATATGCACCGTCTGGTTCTGTATCCCAATAAGGAGTTAAATTGATACTAGTTGCATTATACCAACCATAACCATTGCTTATATAAAGTCTTGACGTTCCACCTGCTGACTCTACTCCTTCAACAAATGCTCTATCGCCTTCGACTAAATTAGCTGTAGGTAATTCATTTAACGAATCGCACCATGTTATGCCAGTTCCTTGAGCAATCCTTTGTATTCCATCAGAATCAACGTTTCCGGCATCACCTTCATTTACGAATGATAAATTTTGTGTATTTTCTAGCTCAGATCTACCGAGAATCCGTGCGATATCTCGAGATCTAGACATTACATGATACCTTTTTCCTGATAGTAATCACGAAAACGTTTCAATAATACAGGCAT